CGCGTGTTTTTTTTCTTTTTTTTTATTTTAGTTTTTTTATGAGGTTAATTCCTCGTTTTTCAGACACGCCATTAGGCCAAGAATCATTCTTTATTTATTGAAATGACATAATTTCAATCTCATCTTTATAGCCACCAAAACGGACAGCATCTTTCGAATACTTATGTCTAGATATTAAATCTGACCATTTTGGAAATCCTTTAACTATGTCATTCTCACTAATATGAGCAGTACGCATCAAACGTGTAATATAGGCATCCTTCCCCTCTCGCATTATTCGACTCATAAATTCTTGAAGAATCTGGTGAATGTTGCCATAGACAGCACGACTAAGATGCTTATACACATGCTTACAAAAATCATAAGCAACTCTATTAGTACCTTGAGTATCATAGGCCATACCAATTGATGACACTATATACTCAACCACAGACTTCGTATCAGCTTTACCATATGCTAACTTTACTATTAACGCACCAATTGGCCTATACGGTAATACTGGCGAAATCTTATGATCCCTTATTTCACTTGGGGTAAACACAGACTCTCGTGACACAAAATATCTTTTCAAAAACACTATTCCCGGCACACTTATCTCCCCTGAGTAATTGTGCGGTACAGTCAAAAACTTAGCTCTATGTATATCACGAATCTTCATACCCCAAAAGACTGCTACAAACCTTGCAAACCCTGTTTCATTAATTATATCATGTACATCTCTATGAGTAAATAAAACATGATCATCTCCGTAAACAATAATACCACAACGAAACAATCGATACAATTCACGCAACTGGCTAACTCTTTCAGGGTAACGCTCCATAACTTGCCGAACATACAAGAAATAAAGGAAAGCAACTATCCAGGAGTCACCATGAGACGTCTCAAATGCACCAGATGGCATGCCACCATAAATAACACGCCATATAGTACTAAACATATGTGTCACTTTAATAGACAGTCTTTCTGCGCAGACTCTAAAAAAACATCTCAATAACTTGGCATTGGTATCAGTCATACCATTCCAATTAAAGTAAACACTAGCTTGAGTAACATATAACATCAATAATATCATATGTATCGTAGAATCTAAATGCTTAAAATCCCCATCCTCAAAAATCACATTTGGATCATCAAACCCAACACTCATTGCAAGAGCTGTAGCCCCACCAAACCAAAAATTAATACCAATTTTTATCACTCTTCCTCGTTCTACCAATTGCCTAAACATTAGGCACATTGCAGCCATCAAATACTGAAACACACTAAGTATATAAAAAGGTCTAAGTTTCTGCGGTAAAGTACGAGCATCCTCCTTACTCATACCCAACCTATTAAAAGGTTCGTCCTTTAATGAAATTTGAGCTGCACAATCTTGTGGAGTATGATGAGGATCTTGTAAAAATTTATCCCGAGTCTTATCCAATTCCTTTTGCGCATATTCCAATTGTTCCATTTTTTTTTCCATTAGCACTAGCGC